ACGCTCTTTGACCAAGGTGGATGACCCATGCCTGTCGTCGGAACAGAAGTCCTCGGCCAGTACTACGAGCCCTGCGCAACCGGTCCGGTCGCGCAGATCGAGTTGGTGTCGACGGATCCGACGCTCCTCGGGGCCACGCTCCCGACGGCAGGAACCATCGCAGCCTCGGGTAACTGGCTGTCCAGCCCGATTTACGCGGATGGCTTCAAGTCGATCAGTGTCGGTGTCAAGTCAACCCAGGCAGGCGCGATCAATATCCAGCGCTATGTGGACCGAGCCGGGACCATTCCGGTTGGTGCTGTCGCCACGGCGGCCCTGGTGGCGAACACGGCCGGATACCTCAGCGTGGTGGACGACGTAGCGTATCAGTCGTTCACGGTCCAGATCACGAACACCGGTGGCAGCGCGGCGACGGTCACGAATTTTGGCGTCTTGATGGCAGCCAAGTAAGGAAGGCCAGATGGCCGAGCTCAACTACCTCGACGGTGCCGAGAACCAGTACGGCCTTCCAAATCCGGTGCCGAAGGGCCTTGGTGAGCAGGCAAGTGTCATCGTCAACAGCCACATCCGGCGTCCCGAAGGGATCTTGTACGAGCTCGATGCCAACGGTGGTCCGTGCCTCATGACGGGGCTTCAGCCATCGTTTACCTACGTCGTGCCGGGGGGTGTTGCGGCAGGGACCAATGTCGCTGTCACCGTCACTCCCGCCAACGTCCGGGCTGACATGGTCGGGGATGTCCTGATCCTGGACCGCGGTAGCCCAGATTTTCAAGAGGCTGTCGTTGTCCAATCCACCAGTGGTAACAATCAGATCACGTTCGCACAGGTACAGTTCCCCCACGCAGCCAACGTGAAGGTCGACGTGGGTTGCGTGATCAACGAGGAAAGAAGCGTACCCTCCCAGCGGTCGATTGCAAGGTACTCGCGCTTTCCCTGTGTTGGCATTCTTTCATTGCTTGGCCGGTACACCTATGGTCGACGCAGTGACCAGGCCATGGCGGGGCAAGTCCCGAACCTCTTGTCGTCGGTTCGGGCATTCGGTGGTCCTCCTCCCTGGATCCCTATTCCGGTCAGCCAGATTTCATGGAGTGATGCCACGGGGGAAATCTGGTTGCCGGCGGGCATCCTTGCCGCGTATTACAGCGATGTCCGGATCCGGTATGTCGCGGGATACGTGGAGACCCCTGACACCATCGTCCGCGCGACATCCATGGTTGCCCGAAACATCGTCTCATCTGGGGCACTGGGCGGTGGCGCAATCAAATTGCTGCAGGCTGGAGGTAGCCGGATCGAGCGCTTTTCCTCGAGTTTTCTGGACAATGACATTCGGGGCTTGCTAGAGCCTTTCAAGATCAGATCGCTGTACTGAGCATCCCATCTTAACCAAGGAGAATTACCATGGGCGTCAAGACTGCACTGGCTGGCATTACCTTCACCACGACGGGCAAGAACACGGCGGCCGCGCTGGGCCTTGACCTTCCGGATTTCATGCTGGGCCTGCAGTTGACCTGCCAGGAAATGACCCAGAAGATGAACTTCCTGGTCACGGATGTCCTCACGCCGGCTGGTACGGAGTCGTCAAACATCACTACGATTAACAGCCAGGTTACGGCCCTCGCCTGACACCTGAGACTTTCTGGAGCGCAGTACCATGACAAAAGGCGTAGGTGGTTACCTCCTCATCGATCATCGTGCCTCTCCGGGATTGCCGGAGGACGTGGCCCTATTGGCGGGCTACGATCCTCGGTTCACCGGGGAAGGCAAGGTGTACGAGGTGAACACGATGACCTGCTCTCATTGCGGCTCGTCGGTGGTGCCAAATCCCATGAGGATCCGGCCGCGCGCCAAATGTCTAGAGTGTGACAACCGGGAAGGCCACTACATTTGCGACGGATGCGATTTCATCCGTAGTCAACCCGGTTACGTCCACACACCGATCCGGAAGACCATGGACGATGCGAAGGACGGGAAGACGCTTCAGGGATCTCCCCCGAAGCTGCTGATGCCGTAGCGTACACCCCAATTCAAACCCAACCCACACGGAGTAATCCATGTCTAAGCGCATCTTCCAGGTTTCCTCGTTCACTCCTCTGCAGCAGGCGGATGGTGTCCTCGCCGCCGGCTCGTTCGCGGGTCTCAAACCCGGTGCCTCGACGGACATCCTGAAGATCGGCAAGGTCTTACTGCAGGGACAGGCCTCGTCGTCTGCTGTCACGGCGACCATGCTCGCGCGCTCGTCCACGCTGGCGATCACGCCGACCGCGTTGGGCCTGCCGAACTCGGATGGTCCGGCGAACATCGCTGCCACCGCTGTGACCAATGCCCCCGTGCCTTTTGTCGCGGCTGCTACCGCGCCGAACCGCTCGCCGGCGGTTGGCATTCCGCGCCTGAACCTCACGTTTAACGCGTTCGGCGGCATCATCCAGTGGCAGACGAACCCGGGATCGGAAGAAGAATGGGTGGCTGTCGGTAACACGACCACTTCCAACTCGGAGACTGTGCTGTCGTCGGCCAACGTCGGCACGGCGGGTTTGATCGGTGCGGACATCTTCTACGAAATCCTGTGATCTCCTTCAAGGGGTACAACTCCTACAACGCCTCATCGGTTGATCCGATGAGGCTGAAGTGGGTCGAGATGGAGGGGACCACGCGGGCTCCCCTCCGTTCGTTTACGACAGACCAGCTCGAGGACTTCAACGTTTGCGTCAATCGCTTGATCGCGGCAGACGACCTGGAGTCGGAGAGCCTAGACGCCTGGCAGAGCCCGGCGGACACGCTGAAGCGCGGCGCAGGTGACTGCAAGGATTACGCGCTCTTGAAGTACGCCGTCCTGACGGCTGCCGGGCGCAAGTGCTGCATCGTGATTGGTGAGATTGCGTCCATCAGCGGCAACAAGCATCACGCCTGGTGCGGCGTTCAAGTTGCTGGCATGGATGCCTGGAGGGTCTTGGACAACAAATTCGATGGACTAATCCGTCCAGACGCGTACATCAATTGGATACCTGGCGCGGCCATGATGGCCGATGTAGTAGTCCGGTTCGGCAAGGCCTTCGTGATGGCGGACGTGCTGGCTGGTAAGGGGTAGTTTCTTTGGATCGCATCTCAGTCCCTTGCGGCGATTGCCGCCTGTGTTGCCGCATGATGACGCCGCTCCGTCCCGAGCACGGGGATGATCCGCAGTCCTACCAGACGGCCATCTGTCTAAAGCCTGGTCAGGCGCCGATGCTGATCCTGGACAGGTTGCCGAATGGGGATTGCTTCTATCTAGGATTGGATGGTTGCACGATCCATGACCGAGCGCCGTACGAATGCCGCAAGTACGATTGCCGCGCGGTGTTCAGGGACAGTGACAGGCCAGGCCGCAAGCTCGCTGTCAAGCGGGGCATCGTGCCGAAGGGGATATTCGATCGCGGACGGGAGTTGCTAGAAGCCAATGTGGATCGTACTAGACCCAGAGAATGACGTGACGATCCAAGATGGGTTTGCGACTGACTTGGATGCCGTCAACTGGGTCCAGCAGCAGCGCAATGACGGTGTCACGCCGTTGGCTGCGATTGAGGCCTGGGTAGTCGCGCCTTACGATCCGGAGCGTTCGACCTGAGATGGCGCTTCCTGTCACCATCAGTGGTGTTTCGACGAATGCGGCACCAGTTGGGCCGTTCCAGATTTTGGCAGGCACGACCTATGACATTGCCCAAGACCTAACAACTAGTGCAATCACTAATGCTACTAGCACAACCACCACCTTAGCTAGTTTTGGGTGTCAATCTTTTACGGCTGCTTCTAGTTTTAGTCTAACTGCGGCAGAGTTTTATGCCGTTGGCGGCGGTGGGTTTGCAGTTACCATCAATTCTGGCACGGCGGAAATACGAACGGGGTCACCTACAGGAAGTTTGGTTGGTACGAGCGACACGCTTACTGGCTATGCAATCGCTGCGTCAGGATCAACCAAAGTAAGATTTACCTTTTCTTCATCGGTGGCTCTGACGAGTGGCACAGTTTATTATGTTGTCCTCAATCTCACTCTGAATTCAAACAACGGTATCGGATGGCTGGGCAACGGTAGTGATACCTATGCTGGCGGTACAGGTTATAGTCCGGCTTCTACGGCAGCAGGCCTAGTCGCACGCGTTACCGCTCCCTTTGATTATGCCATGCAGTTGTATGCGTCGGGTACTGTTGCATCCGACGCATATTATTTCTTTTGCGAAATTGTTTCTAATTCAACTACACTAGCTGCTTATAAAGCTACCGCACCAGATACTTCTTGGTCCTCAGTAGCAACGCACCTTTCCCATTTTACGGGGTCTGGTGGTGCTAGGACGGCGGGATACCAAGTCGGAAAAATAATTCATTTGGTTTCGGGTTCAACAGTTTCTGGGAGTGGAACTACAGACTATCGTTATATTCAATTTGATATGTCCACAGAAGCGTTCAGTAATTATGAAACTTATGCAACCTCAGCATCGACAGCCGGCCAGACAGGTCTTGCTCAACTTGGAAACTCATTAGTCGTTCGTTCGACCGGTGAGGTCGTCGTCTTCTTCAACGGCGCGCAGACCAAGACCGGTGGCACCCAGCGCGCCCGCGTCTACTATTCGCGGCGCACGGCGGTCAACACATGGTCGGCTCCGGTTGAGGTTGATGCAGGCACATCGGTCGACAACGTCGCTCCTAGAGCCGTCCTCGGCGCGGCAGACCGGGTGCAGTTTTACTTTTTGGCCGGCGGCAGTGGTTCACGGCGGGCTCTGTCAAGTGCGAACGCACTACAAACCGCGAACGCTGCGTTATCCGCCCTGTTTTCTGGCGCGATACCCAATGCCACCAGTTACAATAACGCCGGAACGCAAAAGCTGGTTTCGTTTTGGCCCTCGACATCGTCCCAGGTCGATTATGGGAACGACGCCAACACCCTGACGGACACGATCGTAACACCGTCCCAGTTCGCGAATGCGGCATTGGGGCGATTGTTCGTGGACAATACTGATGTCTACTGCCTGTTCGGCAATAACCTTACCAATGATTTATACGTATCGGAGTCGTCAGACGACGGTGCGACATGGTCCGCAGCAACACTGGTGTTCGCAGGGGCAGTTTCTTCTGTCGAGGCTAGTCTATCTTTCGATGGGGATATCTACACCCGCGGCAACAACGTCGTCATCCCGTACATCGTCAATGACAACGGCACGCTGAAGTACAACGAATACACGGTCCGGACCCTCGCGGTCCAAAATCCGTTTGCCCTGGATGACTTCAGTTTCTACCGGACGTTCGGCTTCAGGACGCAAGGGCAATTTGCCCAGCCTGTCGATGCCCTGAACGTCAACCTGTTCACGAACCCGTTGCCGTTCGTGACGACAGATCGCCCGCGCGTCGTCCAGGTTCCGCTGGTGGGTCCACCGCAGTCCCTGCCGTTGAACATCAACCTGTTCACGAACCCTATTCCGTTTGCGCAGTACCACTGGCCGGCAACGCGACGCATTCTTCCGCCGCCGACGCCCCCACCGTCGCGCGATATCAAGATCTACTCAGAAGTGCCGTTCAACCAGGATGACTGGTCGTTTGCATTCGGCCGGAAGTACCTGTCTCCGGTGCAGCCGTACAACATGGCGTTGCTGGCAGTTCTTGCCCAGAACCCATTCGTTCCGGTCGATTGGTCCAAGATCTCTGAGGTCTTCGCCGCCCCTGCGCAGGCGATGCCTCTCAACATCAATCTGTTCACGAACCCCATTCCCTTCGCCCAGTTCGATTGGTCGATGCCGGTTCGTTTTCGTGTGTCGACGCAGGACCAGGTTCCGTATAACCTGTCTCTCCTTGGCATCCAGGTAACAGCTCCGTTTTACCAGACGGACTGGCAATCTGCGCGGACCATTACGCGATCTGCGCCGGACATGCCGGCACCGAACGTCGTGCTGCTCAATCTTCTGTCGACACCGTTCTCCAAGACGGATTGGGCGACGACAAGCCGTGTAAGATACGCCCCCCAGGATCCGGTCCCGGCGAATACCAATCTGTTCCCAAACCCGTATCCGTTTGCGCAGTACGATTGGAGCAAGCCGCAACAGTCGCCGAATTGGCAACCTTCTAGGTCTTCGGATTTCAACCCGAACCTGTCTGCCATTCCAATCCCCCCGCCGTTCGTTCCGGTGGATTGGTCCAAGCCTTTCCGCGTTCCGGGTCTGCCGCCTGGATCAGGACCCTTGAACATCAACGTGTTCACGAACCCGTTGCCGTTTGCGTCTTCTGTTCCTGGGTTCTCGAGGACCGTGCCTTCGGCACAGCCAGGTCAGTCCTACCCGAACCTGCCGATGCTGTACGCGATGCCGTTCTTTCCGGTGGATTACTCTGCCCCTGTACGGGCAAGGATCTCTCCCCTGCCAGTTTGGTCTTCTGGTTTCTCCCTGAGCCTTTCGATCCCACCGTTCTCGCAGTCGTACTGGCCGGGGTTGAGACCAGTCCGTCTTGCGCAGACCCAGGTCCAGGGTCTCAATCCAAACCTTGCGATCATTCAGGTTATTCCGCGACCATTCGCCCAGTACGACTGGCCCTTGGTCCAGTCCGTCCGCAGCCTCCTCCCGCGGACTGTGCCTTACCTGGTCAAGCGTTCGTTCGTGCCGTACCAGATTATCTCGGCGACGCTTGACGACAGGAGCAATGCCGTGACAGGAGATCGCTCGATGGTACTGGATGCCGAAGACCGTAGCGCATCTGCAACCGACGATCGGACGACTGCCGCCACGCCGATCGACACGACCGCGAAGACAAAGGAATAGCATGACGATCCCTTGGTCCGCCAAAGATCCTGGAGAGTCCCTCCCTTACACGATTGATTGGACCTCCAGGCTTGGAGGGGAGACGATTACCGGGACGCCCTCGTGGAGCGTGGTCGGCGGGGGTGCGTCGCTGACCATATCCGACCCGACCAACACGACGACGATGACCCAGATTACCCTGTCCGGCGGATGGCCCGGCCGGACCTACACCATCCTCCACTCTATCACGGCCACGAACATTCTCGGGCCGTTGATCGAGCGGGCGACAATCCGGATCAAGGAAAAGTAAAGGATGGGTTTCCCTTACGTCCAGAGTGTCAGCATCCACCGGCTCAAGACAGTGGCTGGCAGCACAGACGCGGCAATCGGTAACGTGGGGTACTCCGGGGCCGAGCAGCCATCGTCCAGTGATGCAGGAGAGGTCGCAATTGCGACCGGGATCGCGTGCTCCATCCAGGCGGGCGCGGCGGGCAGGCGCAAGGACGGAACGCTCCCAGGGGATATCGTAACAATGCCCACGTGGAACATCTACCTTGCTCCGGATGCCGTTGCAAGGAATGTGATCCGTGACAGGGACATCGTCGTGGACGACGAAGGTTACCGCTACGAGATCGGGCAGGCGGACTGGGACGTGCTCGGCTACAAACTTGTCTGCATCAGGCTGCAATCGTAATGGCGGATCTCTCAGACGTAACAGCCTTCTTGGCCGGGCTTGCCACCACGGCAATCTATCCGAACGGCACCGGTCAACCCAGTGTCGCGAACCTTGACTGCCGGATTTTCGAGGGTTGGCCGTTGCCCGACCAACTGGACATGGACATGGCCGGGACCATGCTTCAGAACTCGGTGGTCACGAGACCTGGCGGTCCTGTGGCCAATGTGTCTGTGTTCCCCATGCCGGGGACAGGTGTGAGTACCAACCAGATCTTGGATGATACCTTCGTCATCTCCCAACCTGTCTACGGCATGACACCTGTGCTGGCGGGCAATGTCCTCACCGTGGGTGGTCAGCCGAACGAAGGCGAGTACCTGACGGTTGAGCTCAACCGGGGGAACATCTACAGCCGGACTGGCACCACGACGGCCGTTCTGCTAGCGGCCCTCTTGTTGGACATCCAGTCCCAGTATCCAACCGCGACTGGTGATGCGACCTCGATTACGTTCCCGGACAATTTCTCCCTCCTTGTCCGTCAGGGCGGCAAGGGCGTCATGGGCAAGGTCACGTGGCGTCAGAGGCACGATATCATGGTGACCACCTGGGCGCACAACCACGCCGTGCGGAAGACGCTTGCCGATGCGGTGGACAACTACATCAAGCAGAATATCCGGGTCACGCTCCCGGATACCTCTCAGGCGATCATCAGGTACAGCCGGACCAACATATCTGACGAACAACAGGTCCAGACGATCTACCGCCGGGATCTAATTTACCAGGTCGAGTACGCCACGGTCCAGCAGTTTCCGGGGTACGTCATCACCTCGATCACACAGAACAACAGCCTCTTTAACTTCATCTCGTAGAAGGATAACCTGCCATGTTCAACCTTGTTTGTGTCGTGCCCTTCCATGGTTACGAAAAGGGCCAGATGGTCACGGATCAAACCAAGGTGGCCGAGTTGTCCAAGGATCGGGACCATCATTTCGTGCGCGTTGCCCGCGCTCCCGACCCCGAGCCCGAGCCCGAAATCCAGGCTGAGGATCATTCCTCGCAGGAAGGCTAAATCCCGTAACCCCCCCTAACCTAGGGACGAAACAATGCCTGTATTTCTCGACGGTCAGCAAAATCTTGCCGCGCTCACGGTACCCGGCGTCTATGGCGATATCATCCTGCCCACCCCGATGCTGCTTGGTCTTCCGACCAACATCGAAGGTTTGGTGGGCGTCGGCTCTTGGGGTCCGCTCAATGCCCTGATCCCGATCAGCAAGCCGATCGACGCGGCGCTCGCGATCGGTCCGCCCGTCATTCGCAATTACGATATCAGCTCGTACATCAGCGCGTCGTCCCAGGTTGGCGGCTCGATCGGGTACTATGCCGTGCGCGTGTCAGATGGTACGGACACGGCATCGTCCGTGGCGATCCAGTCCGGTGCCACGCAGGCAACCGGCACCATCCAGCTGAACGACAACACAATGACCACCCAGAACATCGTGGTCAACGGCACCACGGTGACGTTCGGCACCAACGTGGTCGTGGGTCCGAACCTGGCGTCCACGCTCAACAACCTGCTCACCTACCTGCAGAATTCGGCCGACGTCAACATCACCAAGATGACGTACCAGCTGAACCCGGCCGCACCGACGAACCAGATCCTCTGCACCTCGGTCCTCACCGGTACCGCGGGCAATGCCTACACGCTGACCAACGGCACCTCAACCACGCATGTCACCGTCTCGGGTGCCACGCTCACGGGTGGCGCGGCAGCGGGTACCACGGGCATCACCATCACGGGCAAGTACACGGGCAGCCTGGGCAACAAGATCCAGGTTTCCATCCAGAACGGTTCGGCCGCCAATTCGTACATGGGCATCGTGGCCTTTGCCGGCATGGTCCCCGAGCAGTTCAACAACGTCTCTGGTCCGACGCCGGCTACTGCCACGGTCACGTTCAGCGCGAACCCGACTGCCGCGGACACCCTCACGATTGCGGGTACGGCGATCACGTTCGTGGCCTCAGGTGCCACGGGCAACCAGGTCAACATCGGCTCGTCCCTGGCTGTCACGATCGCCAATCTGGTCACCCTCCTCAATTCGTCGGCGGACGCCAACCTGATCAAGGCGACCTACCAGGCGAACGCCTCCCTGTCCACGCTCACGGTCACGGCTAACCAAACCGTTTCCAGCGGTGCTTTCGCGGGCACGGCGGGCAACGCCCTGACGCTGACCAAGAGCTCCACGGCGATCACGCTGTCTGGCGCAACCCTTACCGGTGGCCTGGGCAACTGGAATACCTTCTGGGTCAACCTGGCGAGCGTCATCAACGGCGGCAACGCCTACCATGGCCCGTCGGCCTACGTGGTTGCCACGGCCGGTGCGGCCCAGGTCGTTCCCACCCTGTCGACCCAGTACACGCTCGCCGGCGGCACGGATGGCGCGACCGGTGTCACCGACTCCACCCTGATGGGGCAGGACATCGTGCCGCGCAAGGGTATGTACACCCTGCGCACGTCAAACTGCGATTGCTTCACGCTCTGCGACCTGTCGACGGTCGCGGACTATGCCGCCATCGCATCGTTTGCGCTGTCCGAAACCATGATGGCGATCCAGGCAACGCCGTCTGGGGATACGATTGCCAACGCGCTGGCAACCCGGATCAACGCAGGTATCGACACGCCTTGGTTCAAGTTGATCCTTGGAGATTGGCCAACGTGGTATGACAGTTACAACGGCGTGAGCCGGCTGATCAACCCGGCGGCCTTCGGCATTGGCATCTACGGCAACCTGTCGCCGCAGCAGTCAGCCCTCAACAAGCCGCTGCAGGGCATCAGCGCCACGCAGCGCACGACACTCGGCCAGACCTACTCGGATGCCGAGCTCCAGCAGATCAACCTCGGCGGTATCGACACCATCCTTGGACCGACATCGTCCCCCGGTGGTTACTACTTCAGCTTCGCCACGGGTCGCAACTGCTCGTCCAACACGGCAGCCAACGGCGACGAGTACACTCGAATGACCAATTTCCTCATTCGAACCTCGCAGTCCAAGGCGGCAGGGTCCTTCGTCGGCCAGCTCCAGTCCATCCAGCCGAACGACCAGACGAGGGCGAACGCGAAGTCGCTCTTCGATGGATTGTCCGCCCAGCTGGCGAGCCCGCAGGTTGGTCTGGGCATCAACGGTCAGGGCATGATCGACATCCCCTGGTCAGTGCAGTGCGACCTGGGCAACAATCCGCCGAACCTGCAGGCACTCGGCTACCTGTTCCTGTACTGGCAGGTCCGGTACCTGAACGTGATCCGGTATTTCGTGGTCAAGTTCCAGGGCGGCGGCAATGTCACGGTCAGCGTCCAGAGTACCCAGCCCTCCGCCACGCAGTTCGCATCCAACGTCAACACGAGCGTCCCCCGCTAAGGGGACGTTCTAGACCTGTAACCCAAATCGAAGGAGGCAGCATTGCCCGTCAATGGAATGAATGTCGGCGTCGACTACACGATCACCTATTACGACGCCACGGCGGGCGCGCTGATTTCTTTCGGCGATGTCCAGTCCGTCAAGATCGTGGCCCAGAAGCACGACATTTCCTCGAAGCCCTACAACCAGGCTCCGAGGTTCGGCTACATCCCGGACGGCTACAAGATCGACTTCTCGATCACGCGCAATGGTTCCGTGCTCGAGGATCTCATGGTCAAGTTCGAGAACAATTTCCAGAATGGTGTCGTGCAGTCGCCGGGGTACCTCAACGAGACCATCATCAATCCGGACGGCACGACGAGCCGGTACCAGTACACGAACTTCGTCATCTTCCTCACGGACCATGGCGACATCAGCCGCGAGAAGACCGTCACCCTCACGCTCGAGGGCATGGCCTCCCGTAAGGTCCAGATCGCCTAAGCGAACCAGCGCAGCGCAGCGCAACGCAGCAGAAGGAACGAGCATGCCCACCGAGAGTGAAGTCAAGATTGCCCGGTACAACCAGGTTGAGAAAGAGGCGGACGCCTTGGGGCGATTGATTGGTGTCCGCCGCCTCAAGCCCAGCGAGCAGACGAGGCTCGCTGGCATGACCGGCGATATCACGGGCTCCGAGGAGGTCCTGGATCAGGAGGGCAACAAGGTCCTCATTCCACACCGAATGCCCCTGATGCTCACGGCCTCGGTCTGCATGATCGACGACGTCCACATCCCGTTCCCGCGCACGCGCGGCGAGCTGGACGCCATGTACGATCGCCTGGATGTCGAGGGACTGGCCGCGGTGGGTCGCGCATCGATTCGCCTGGTGGCCACGGATGTCGTCGTCGATGGGGAGGGCGGCCCTGTCGTCGGAGAGGCAAAAAACTCGTAGGGGACGCTTTCTTCCGATTGATTTGCTGGTCAATCAAGAACGGCGTCCCTTTCGATGTTGCGCATTCCCTGTCGGAGGGCGAGCTCCTAGGCTACGCGATCACGTTCGCGCAGTTGGATAACGGCAACAAAACCTGGGACTGGGACAACATGAAGTTCCTGGAGAAGTAACGTGCAGATCGGTACGGTCATGATCGGTGGCAGGCAAATCGGCGTTGTCACGCAAGACACCGAGCGTCCCGATACGTCCATGCCGGCCTTTGCAAATCTAGAGGGTGCCCTGAACGGGCGGGAGAATTTCAGTGCGCCTCCAAGCCTGAGCGGACACGGTGGCCAAGAGGA